GTAGATCCGCTCCTGTCAATCGTGCGATCGCTAGCCTTGTGGCAGAATCGGAATTTGCCATACAGATTTTCGTTTTTGGTGTATCCTTATACTATGGATTTGACTCCATATATGGGCATCTTATAAAGATACCATATACAACGTAAAAATGTGTCACTTTTATGGCAACGACAAGAGGAAAATTATGCCTGTATTAACTATGGTGGTAGAACAAAAACAAGGCAAAAGTAGCGCAAAGAAGTCAAAAGACGATCCCAAAACAAGGATTCGAGCAAAGGCATTTTCGCGCTGGTTTGCTCGCTATCGTAAGGATGTGATGGTAATGAGTCAAGCCGAATTTGGTAATTACATGCAGCAGTTCATTATCAGAAAAATGGGTTTAAAACCCCGTGCTTCTAGCACGGCTTTTCTTGGTTTTGAATGTACTGCTTGAGTATTTCCAAGGGTGCGCCGCCGATAGAAGACACAAAATAGCTGGGACTCCATAGCGCATCTTTCCCATAAGGCTTAGTATAGCCAGCTTGACCATATCTTCGGCTTGAGACACCTTTTAAAGCATTGACTATTTGAGACACAGACAGCTTAGGAGGGTACTCAATCAAAGCGTGAATATGATCTGACTCACCATTAAACTCTTGTACCTGAAAATCCATCTTTGTTGCCACTTCTCCAAACGATTTTTCAATTACAGCGAGACTTTCGGAAGTAAAGATTTTTCGTCTATATTTTGTAACGCAGACCAAATGTATTTTAAGGTCAGAAACACTATGTCTTTCTTTGCGTAAACTGGTTGTCATTTTAAGCAGACCAATATATAATAAACCTACAGACCAATTTTAGCATAAGCAATGAAAGCTAGATATCAATACAGGTTTTACCCAACTGACCAACAGCAAAAGAGCTTAGCTCAATTGTTTGGTTGTGTCCGTGTGGTCTGGAATGACGCTCTAGCGCTGTGCAAGGCTTCTGGTAAGGCAATTGGCTTTAACAAGCTTTCGGCTATGCTTACTCAGTCCAAAAAGACTGAAGAAAGGCAATGGCTTAAAGATGTATCGTCTGTACCTTTGCAGCAGTCCCTAAGATATTTAGATGTTGCCTATCGGAACTTTTTTAATTCTCTAAAAGGAAAGCGCAAAGGTAAAAAAGTTGGATCTCCAAAATTTAAAAAGAAAACCAATAATCAATCTGCTGAGTTTACCAAAGCAGCATTTTCTCTTTCGGGTGATAGCGTCTATTTAGCCAAGATAGGAGATATCAAACCAGTATGGTCTAGAAAACTACCATCGGAACCTAGCTCTGTAACAGTGATTAAAGACTGCGCTAACCGATATTTTCTTAGCTTTGTAGTTGACATAGAACCAGAACATATAGAGCCAATTAATCCATCAGTAGGGATCGATCTTGGAATCAAAACTTTTGCTGTACTCAGTACGGGTGAAAAGTTTCAAAGCCCTGATTACTCCAAACTGGATAAAAAGGTTAGAAAGCTACAGCGCAAATTAGCAAGGCAGTCTAAAGGCTCTAACAGACGGAATAAAACTCGTTTGAGAATTGCAAAAAAACACAACAAAATTGCTGATACTAGAAGCGATTTTTTGCATAAAGTCTCTACTGAAGTGGTACGCAAAAACCAAGCAATCACTTTAGAAGATCTCAATGTTTCTGGCATGGTCAAAAATCGCAAACTTGCACGGGCAATTAGTCAGCAAGGATGGAGAGAATTTAGAACTCTTTGCGAGGCTAAATCCAAAAAGTATGGCAGAACTTTCTCAACGGTTAGTCGATGGGAACCTACCAGTCAAGTCTGTTCGCATTGTGGCTACCAATGGGGCAAGTTAGATCTCAGTATCAGGACTGTTACTTGCCTAAATTGTGGTACTACCCATGACCGCGATGAGAATGCTGCTAAAAATATAGACAAAGTCGGGATAGGGAACTGCCACGACTCTAAACGAACGCGGAGAGACAATAAGACTGCTTCGGTAGCAAGTCTCAGTGATGCGTTAAGACTCACCGTTGCTTCAGCACGGTGAGTGTTTCAACAAGTAGAGTAATTGTACCTCAAGAACGAGGGAAAACAGGAGTTAGTATTCGCTAATTCCTCTAATAAAAAACAGGCTTCTTGTTTAACTGAAATCCTTCAAGAGATTCCCTCATGAGGATTACTTTCAATGCCATCTTATAGCCCCGACGCTGCGGCACAAGCAGTATCTTCGATTACTTACGGTCAAACCGCGACTACTTTGACCAATACAACGCTGCCGTTGACCGCTCAGACTAGTGTTAATTTTGCGGGTTCCAACAAGCGCAATACGATTGACCACTACCTATCTTTCAACCCTAGCGCGATCGCCCAAGTTTCTGCGTTTACAATTGCCGCAACATCTCCTACCGCAGGCGACACTATTGTTATCACAGCAACCGACGGTTCTGGCTCCCCAAAAACTCGTGTAGTGCAATACACCGTTCAGACTGGAGACAGTATTGCAGATATTATTGAAATTGTGTTAGCGCTGATTAATATCAATCCCTACTTATATGCCAGCACCGCCTCCGTTGCCAGTCCCTACACAATCAATGTTACTTCAGTAATTCCTGGTCAAGCGCACACGATCGCCCTTACCGAAACTGGTACATCCCTAACCATTTCCAGTACGACCGTTCCGACGGCTGCGAGCGGTGTACCCAACTACGGCAAGATCTTTACCACCAATATCAACGCTAGTGTTTCTGGTGATACCGATGCTTACTTCCAAGTCAGCGTGGATTTCCAGTCCTTTGACGGCGCTCAGCCCACAGCCGCAAGCGCTAGCGGCGTTGTCAACCTAGCACCTGCTAAACACGCTAACTCTATCAAGGCTTTACGTGCTGCTCGTGGAGTCTAATCTCGACGATATGGTGTTCTACCGTGCTTGGCTTGTATTGGAGCCAAGCCGAGTAGTTTTGGCGTATCCGTCCTTGGGCGCGATCGCCGTCTCCGAGCAGGAGGTCTTTCGAGATACCTGCTCGGACAAAATGTTTTTCGGTAAGATGCGATCGCAGGAAAGTACGCCAGTAAAAATGCCTGTGGTCGCATTGTCATTTGAGACAGCGAATAGTGCGGAGATTGTGGCGATCGCTTCTGGCTCGGATTACAAAGTCCACAAAAACTATCGCCAGCGTTATTTGTTTCAAGCCAACGTCAATCAAGATGGTACGGGCAGATTAGAACCAACCCAAAGATTGACAGCTAATTATAAGATTGACACAACCGATCAACCCAAAGTCCTTTGCGACAATATTTCACTGCGAATTGCCGACAAGTATACCGACGGGAATGATGTGGCGATCGCTCCCGATGGTACTTTTCAAGTTAATAGGAGCTTTTATGGCAAACGGATCGTCTCTCAAATGGCAGTTGTTTTGGTGGACGATGTTGTTGTTAGCACTAATCAGCCCTTACCCGCCATTGAACTGAACCTTGTAGCTATAAAAGACGAAGTGCCGTACCATGTAGTGATCAGGGATGTTTTGCCCGTGATCGAGGCTTTTGATGCCGACGCGCAGAGCATTACCTTGAGATTAGCCTTCGATAACAACAACTTAGCCGTAAGTGCCCTTAATTTATCCCCAGAAAATTGAATATGAAGATGAATCGTGGGAATTCCTCCGCGAGCCGTCCTTCCATACGCGCTTCGAGTTAATCCCCGTTATTGACGATATGCTGGAATTGATTAAGGGTGTGCCAGTATATCCGCCCGATGCGGTATTGAAGGATGAAATTACGGTACATCAGTTCTTGGTCTATCGATCGCGCAAACATTTAGAGGCGATCGCGCTGATATTCCGTCGAACACAACCAGACTGTCTCCTAAACATCGACAATCTCACCACCAAGTCCCGCCATAACTTTTTCTTCTGCACTGAGCCAGTTAAACCCGTTGGCTATGAGCAGGAAATGCCTGGTCTATCTCAGTTGCAATTACTGATGGGCTTGACATATCCCGCTAAGCAAAGTCGTCAACCCAAACAATCCAAAGACAAACCTTCCGCCCCACTCTCGACAGGCAATTTGGACGCTCGCATTATTGCCGCAGTGCATCTAAACTTTAAAGGCTCTGGGGATACGGTACTTAAAAGTTTTGGCATGGGCATGGTCATGGACATCCTCGAAGAAGCCGCCAACCTCCAGCGAGATCCCAAAGATGCCGAGAAAGATCAAAAATTCCCGACCACTTCTAGGACTGTCGCAGTCGGCAAGATTGATCGGGAATATTGGGAAGGGATTAAAGATGATATTGCGGGAATTTTACGCGATCGGGGTGTTGATTTTCCTGAAGGATTTTAGCTTTCGTAAACTTTCTTGTCTCGAACCCTTGCTTGTGTCCCATAAAATTTTATTCCGCAGACGGAACACCTTTCACCTACTCGAACTTGATTTCTATCGCATCCATAGCAATAAATCTCGGTCTTGCCTCCGTGAGGTCTACGAGATTGTTCTCTGTTGGTTAGTCTTGGCGACTCAATATCTTCAATCATGACTATAGGAATATCTTTAAAAGGCGAAACCCCAGATATACCCAATCTGAGGCTTCAATATTATTTTAGGTATTTACCTATCCGCACCGCCGTTGCCTTGTTTATTTCCAGTCGCTAATGTCTTATCTTAATACCTGACGTATTACCGCTTTACGAAAGAGCCATGATAAGGCCCCTGTGGGATTTGAACCCACGTCTTCAGGTGGAGGTCATTAGCAGTCGATACAAAGGGGTGGGTCTTGAGTTTAAATCTAGAGCAATAGTCTGAATTTAATTTTCAACTTAAAATACTTGGCGTAAAAGATCGGCTTTACCATTTGCCTACCCGCGCAAGTACGCGGGGGAGGACTCGAACCTACAAACAATCTCTTACAGTACTGAATCTAAGCTTGTACTCTCACCCCAATATACACTAGTCTGCAAATAAATAACCAAAAATCTTTTCGGCTGATTTTGCTTCTGTCACGACTTGAGAGTTAGCCTCTTGACGAGCTTGAAGTACGGCAGCGATCAACTTATCAACTCTCTTGGCGAGAACTTTTACGCGATCGCTTGGCAATCCAGAATGATACTCAATAGTAGTCCAAGTACCTTCTGCCTCATCCTTGCTAACTTCTCGGATCTGGGCGGGGTGCTCAGGAGTAGCTTCATAGGCGACGACGAAGTTTGTGATCTTCTTGAATTTTAGACTCTCTTTCGGAGGCGTAACATAAAAGCCCTTAGCAGCGCTATAGCTCCAGTCTTTGTCTACTGGTAGCGCAGGAAGTTTGGAGACGAAGGCTTTGACCTCAGCAAGACGATCTTCCAAGAATAGAAGGTGTGTTATAGGCACGTTCTCAAGAATAACAACGCCGTCAACAACCACGTCGGCTTTTGCCGTCGTGTTAGCCATGTCTTGCGAGTAGGCAAGGTCGTACCACTCAGCAACCGAGGAGACGAAGTTCTCAAGGAGTTCAGGAGCCTTGTAGACGACATTATTTAGCTCAGGAGGGTAAACCTGTCCGTCATCATCTTTGGGTTGATAGGTCTTTGAAAGTCCAGAGAAAAGCTTATCCTTCTGGATTCTGTGATAAAGCTCAGTGATAGCTTTATCCGAATTGCTTTTAACCGTTTTTAATACGGCAATGATTTGATTTAGTCTCATAATTAAGTCTTAGTGATTTCTTCTTTAATACGATCGCCTAGTAAAATTGCAGAAAACTAGGCGATCGCATAACAACCATAACGTAGTTTCATGGTAATATCAAGGCAAATGTTTAGCGATCGCCACGATGCTTACGCCAACATCCGTCACTCAGTCGATAAATCACTTTATCGCCCATATAAAATCTGAGCTGCATCTGAACTCCGATGGCGACTACTACAACGTAATCGCCGATGAGACAGTGGGCTTAGCTTCGATTGGCAGTTTTGGGCGCGATCGCGATCGCCCCAACAGCCCCAACCGAGCATACTTTACTCAGAGGGTGGAAGTGCTAGCGATTAAGGGCTATGCCACGGAGCAGAAATATAAAGACAGCATTCCTGTCGAGTTGATATTCATCCCGCAGGCGATCGCGAAATATAACAAGGTCAAAATCGCTGACCCTAATTTTTATGGGGTCGAGTGGGATGGGCAGGATATAACCCCCGTACCTCGGCAACCACTCAGAACCCAGTATGAGCAATCTCCCGAATGGATAGTAGATATCCCTTTCGGCGTGATTCTCTACTATCAAACAAACTTAAATAGATTTGGAGAATACGTTGACTAACACCATTACTGTGCGCGGCATTGAGTATCCCCTCGTTTCTGGCGATGCCGCGATCGATCCTGCCACCAAGATTATATGGTCGCTTTTAAAAATGTCGTCCGATAAAGCCTACGAGTCGGCGCTAACAACCAGAGATCCCCTAAAAGCCTTTCAGGATTTAATGGTCGAAACGCAATCTAGCGATCGCGGCTCGGCTTTCTTGTTTTTTCTAAACCTAGACCCCGAAATCGAGCCAGACCCCGCCAAGAATCCCCGCATAGCATTGGAGAATAATCTCAGAAAGCTAATCCCTACCTTGCCAGTAAATTTGGGTGCAACTGAACTCATTGAGTTTATCAATGCAGTGCTACCTCAAAATGCGGAAACCGTAGTGGAGGAGCCTCAGCCAGAAAAGAAATCTCGCAAGAAAAAAGGCTTCAGCGAAAAAGTTCCCGAAGTACCAACCTTAGAAGATCTCACTGGGCAGCAAGTAACTCCTGAAGAACTCGCCGCAGTCAAAACTGCCGAAAAATTGATTGCTATTCCCGACGAGAAACTAACCGAACTACGTCCCGATCTTCTCACGATTGACGAGCAAGAACTTCAGAGGGCTTTAGCTGAACAGCAAGCCAATCGACTCACTGTGGTTAGCACTCCCGCACCCCCAGACGCGGATGAGCTGGAGGAATTAATTTGAGCCTAATTAACAACATCCTTTCCAAGTGGTTCGTCCCGCGATCGCAGCACGATAGTATTCAGAAACTTGCACGGACCTATGCTAAGCAGCTAGAAGACTACGAACGAGCAGTAGAAACCAAAAAGCTGTTTGCTAAAAAGATTGATTACCTTGGCAGGCTCTTGCTAGACGAAGGTTTTTCTCCGTCCGACATTGAGACCGACGAGTTCTATACAAAGCTGGAGTCGCAGATAAATTATATCCGTCGAGCTAGGTCTGAGATTGGATATAGGCTGGCAAGAGTTGGCACGAACTTTCTGTATGTCGAAGTGGAGTCCCCTCCATACGTGACCGACACAGAGTACACAAAGATCGAGAAAAGTGCCTATGATCTCCAGAGAGAAAGGCTTCAGTACCGCGAAGCTATTCGGGAGATTGGCGCGATCGCCCTACAGGATCAAGAATTTGAAGATCCTCCAAGCGCAATAACTAAGGAGGAGATTGATCGGATTCTAATAGCGATCGCTGATCTTCGTAGGCAGATTGCAAATCTCAAGGAAGAAAACACAAACCTTAAAGACCGAGAGCAAAACCATATTGAGTCTTTGCAGCTAAGCCAAAAAGAAGTCCAGAGACTTGAAGGCGAGCGCAGCTGTCAACTCCTCCGCCTTGACGAACTATCGCTAAGCCAAAAAGAAGTCCAGAGACTTGAAGGCGAGGTAACGGATCTTCGAGCGCAAGGCGAGGATCTAAAAGAGGTGGCAAGGGGCTACGCCAATGAACTTACCGACTTAAGGAGAGAAAAGATCGAATTAATTTCTAGGGCTTCGGTAATTGCTAATAAAGTTCGGGACGATATGGATCGCCTTGTAAACAGCCGTCTCCCTTTAACCTAGATTCCGATCTGAATCACCTAAAACAGGATTGCCAACGCAGTCCTGTTTTGCTTTTTTAGCAAATACTCCTGATTCAGTGGCGATCGCCTGTCAGATGGACATACGCGATCGCTATTGAATATGCCCAAAGAAACAGATCACCCCGAAGTCTACGTGAGACAAGACGGAGCCATTATTGATGCGCTCTATGAAGCTGAGTATAACAACAACTTACTCGCTCAGAACGATCTGGGAATGAACAACACGGGCGATCGGCGTAGATTAAGCTACAAAGCTCTTGAAGAGCTATCTAGAGATTGGCTAGGAAAGAAAATTGTCTCGGTGTTTCCTGATGAGGCAACAAGAAAATGGACTGAGATTAGCTTAGTCAAGGATACCGATCGCAAGATTGCGACAGCCTTTGAGCAGTACGAAGAAAGAATCGAAGCAAAGTACAAATTCAATAAAACTGACTGGCTAGCAAACATTTATGGTGGTGCAGCATTACTGCTAAATATTGACGATGGGCTACCTCCCAATGAGCCAGTCAATACGGCAAAAATTAAAACCATTAAAGGTATCTACGAGCTTGACCCGCAGGATATCCGCCCGTATTTCCCTAACCTTGACGCACCCTCGGATGACCCCGACTTTTATCAGGTCTTTTACTCCCAAGAATCGAAATCCAAGCTAGATAAGTTAGGCTCAAACTACACCTCGTTCAACCTAATTCATAAATCGCGGATTATTAGATTTGACGGTACTCGTCTTCCTCCAAGGTTACTGCGATCGACAGGCGGATGGGGCGACCCGCTAATTGTTTCGGCGCT